ACAACCAGATCAGTTTAAAAAGATCAAAATAGTAAGTGGATACTATGGTCAACCGCCCGAGCTTTGGTACGGCCACGACACACTGCCTTATACCGATATTAGTGAGAAGCTGAATCCGTCAGGCGAGATGCCACTGCACTTTGGATTGCAGCGAAAGATCACTGGCGATACACGTGTTGTGTTACACGTACACCCCACATACTGCATTGCAGCTATGCACCGTGGCATTGACTTAGCCACGGTATGCAAAGATTTCCCAGAACTGAACCGGTATACTCGAGTAGCACCCACGGTTGGTGTTGTTGAACCTATATCACAAGAACTGGCTGATCGTTGCCACGAGAATTTAAAGCTTAACAAGCTGGGTAACCTCAACTATGATATTGTTGGTATTCGTGGCCATGGCGTAGTTGCTGTGGACACAACACCTTGGCGTGCTTATGAACACATCGAGCGCCTAGAACATATCTGCAAGATTGTGCTCGCATCGGGGCAATACTAATGTTAGTTGTCTCTCGACCCGAAGTCAATTGTGACGCTATCCAAGAATTTGATCCGCAGCGCAGATTTATCAAGCTGCCGATCAACAACTACCTAAAATTGTTGAATATTTATGACACCATTAACCGTCCACAGATTGCCCTGATTAATAGTGTCAACGATCCCAAGTACCGTTTTATTTGTGCTGCCCTTGCACGCAGATTGGGTAAAACTTATATTGCCAACATTATTGGTCAGCTAGTCACACTAGTACCTGGATCAAACGTATTGATCATTTCACCCAACTATAACCTTTCATCAATTTCATTTGAACTACAACGCAAACTCATCAAACACTTTGACCTCGAAGTTAGTCGCGACAATCTCAAAGACAAGATTATCGAGCTTTCAAATGGCAGTACCATTCGTATGGGTTCTCTTGGTACCGTTGATAGTACAGTGGGTCGTAGCTACGACTTGATTATCTTTGACGAAGCTGCTCTGGGCGAAGGCGGCGAAGCTGCGTTTAACGTTGCGCTACGCCCTACTCTAGACAAACCCAACGCCAAGGCCATTTTTATTAGTACCCCACGTGGTCGTAATAACTGGTTTAGTCAATTTTGGAATCGTGGCTTTGATGAAAACTTTCCAGAATGGATTAGCCTACAAGCTGACTACTCGGAAAACACTCGCATGGCTGAGTCCGATGTGGCTGAAGCCAGACGCTCGATGAGCAAAGCCGAGTTTGAACAAGAATACTTAGCCTCATTCACAGTGTTTGAGGGACAAATTTATGCATTGCAGGAGGCGGACATTGTTGAAATTCCACAAGATCTTAAAGGTGAAGCGTTTGCTGGATGCGACCCTGGCTACCGAGATGATACTGCTTACTGCACTGTCGTGTACGATTGGAACCGCGATTGCTTTTATATTGTCGATGAATACTTAAAAGCCGAACAGACTACCGAACAGCATGCAAACGCGTTCCGTGAACTAAATGAGCGGCATGGAGTTGAAGTCACATTTATTGATTCGGCAGCTGCACAGTTTGCATCGGACCTGGCTTATCTTTACAATATATCGACGACCAAGGCTAAGAAAGATGTGCTACCTGGTATTGCTTATGTACAGACACTACTACAGCAGGGTCGATTAAAGGTCGCACCTCACTGTACTCACGTACGTGCTATGTTTGACCAATATCGTTGGGATCAACGCGAGGGTCTCCAGCGTGAACGTCCAATGCATGATAAGTATAGTCACATGGCTGATGCTGTTCGTTATGCGCTATATACTTATACAGTATAATGGTATAAAAAATTTGTGCATTGACTTTTTGTTGCCTTTGAGTTATAATAAGTGGAAATGAAAGTATTTGCATGGCAAAAAACACAAACAAGCGAATACCCGTTAAGTGGGTTCGTGACAGGGCTAAAGCAGCCTATGAGAAAAAAGATGCGTGTTATATTTGTTCGACTACTGCGGACTTAGAGCTGCATCATTTGCATTCAGTTACAATACTCTTGGATAAATGGGCCCAAGCTCGTGGCTACGACATTTCAACCGATGACGGCATTTTGGCTGTGCGAGATGAGTTTATTGCAGAACACCATACAGAGTTATATGACCAAGTTTACACCCTTTGTAATCGTCATCATGTAGCACTGCACGGCGTTTACGGTAAGGCTCCTCGACCTGGTAGTGAACCCAAGCAGGCACACTGGATCGAATCGCAGCGCGCAAAATTTGTTGGCGGTGACGCTGTTGTACCCAAACAAAGCTTTGGTAGTTTTTTCTCGGAGTTTACTTAAGGGAAAACTATGGCACGATTTACAGACTGGGTTCGCACAAAGCTGAATCCAGCACAAGAACGAATTTATACAAACGAAGGTACACAAGTTGGTACTGAAGCCAAACTTGGTTACAAGCTGGCTTTTAAGCGCTTGGAACCAGTTAATCGCGGTGTTAATATGCTGGTAAATGCCTGCGCATCACTAGATTACGACGTCAAAGATAAACTAAACGATAGTATTGTGGCGGGTGTGCGTCAAAAGACACTAAACACCTTACTCAACTTTCGTCCAAATCCTTATCAAAGTGCCCAAGACTTTCGCCAAGCACTGTTCACCGACTTTGTTCTAGAAGGCAATGCATTTGTACACTTTGATGGTGTGTTTATGTATCACCTGCCAGCATCGGACGTAGAAATCTTAACTGATGCCAAGACCTTTATTCGTGGCTATCGTTTTAATGGTGCTGTGGATTTCAAGGAGTCCGAAGTGTTTTATTTCCGCGATTTGAATTCAGATTCAATCTATCGTGGATCTAGCAGATTGGAGTCGGCACAAAAGTCGATTACCACATTGTACTCCATGCAGCAGTTTCAAGAACAATTCTTTGACAACGGTGCTGTGTTTGGATTGGTATTGACTAGTGAGAATACACTGTCACAAGTTGCCAAAGAAAAAACAATTCAATACTGGTTGCAAAAATACTCTACCAAGCAAGGCGGCAAGCGTCCTGTGATCTTGGATAGTGGCTTAAAGCCAGCAACTGTATCGAACCAAAACTTCCGAGACATGGATTTTGATTTGTCAATCAAGACCCATTCAGAACGAATCATGCAAGCAATCGGTGTACCGCCTATTTTAATGGCTGGTGGCAACAATGCTAACATCTCGCCTAACCTGCGTTTATTCTATTTAGAAACAGTGTTGCCTATTAATCGTAGGTTTATAAGTGCTATAGAACGATATTTTGGATACGACGTTGAAGCTATTACTAGCTCAGTGTCGGCATTACAACCAGAACTAAAAGATATTGCTGCCTATCATTCGACGCTTGTCAATGCTGGCATCATAACCGCAAATGAAGCACGTGAAGAATTACGTTATGACACTATTGACGGTCATGACGAAATAAGAATACCAGCAAATATTGCTGGTTCGGCTGCTGATCCGTCGCAAGGTGGAAGGCCACAGGATAATCAGCAATAAAGAGAGGTAATATGGTAGATAAAAATAAAGTGCTGTATGTAAGTACTAATTTTACCAAGAGTGAACCTCTACCAACAGCAGACGGTAAAATCGATTCAGTTATCATCGAAGGCTACGCAAGTACCAACGATGTTGACCGACATGGTGATATCGTTCCCACCAGCGTATGGGAAGCTGGAATGAAGAACTACTTGAAAAATCCAGTAATTCTTGCATACCATGACCATAGCGAACCAGTTGGTAGAATGGTAGAACACCGAATCGATGAAAAAGGTTTATGGGTTAGTGCCCGTATTTCTGCTGCAGCCGAAGACGTGTTTAATCTTGTAAAAGACGGTGTACTAACGGCTTTTAGTATCGGATTTCGTATCGTTGATGCGGAGTATAATTCAGCTGCAGAGCTGTTCGTGGTAAAGGAATTGGAACTACATGAAATTTCAGTAGTATCAGTACCTGCTAATCAAAACACACTATTTAGTCTTTCAAAGTCTTTTAAAGATGATGAAGAATTTAAATCTTTCAAAATGCAGTTTGCACCCAAAAGCGAATCAGCTAAAGGGCTAGAATCCTCTACGGAAGCGAACAGCGATGTTAAAAAGGAATGGAAAATGGATCCAAAACAATTAGAACAAATGTTGGCTGACGCAGCTAGCAAAGCGGCTGAGCAAACTGCAAAAGCCATCGCCGAAACACAGGCAAAAGCATTGGCCGAAAAAGCCGCTGCTGAAAAAGCACAAGCCGATATCGATGCACGCGTTAAAGCCGCTGTTGCTTCTATCTCTACTGTTGACACCGGTGCTGAAAAGCTCTTGGCTGAAGTTGAGAAGCGTTTGGCTACTGCTGAAGAAACAAACAAATCCGTGATCGCTGGTTTGGAGTCTGCTCTCCGTGAGAAGGCTGCTGAAATCGAAGCAATCACAAAGTCAAAAATGTCCTTTGCAGACACAAAAACTGCTGGTGACGG